CTAGTGGTGCTTTGGAGTATAACCCATTGGAAGAACGTATTAACAGTATTTTAGAAATGCAAGTACCTAATGATTGGCATACCTTATTGAGTAATAACGCTAGTCGTTTTGAGTATTATAACCATGTAAATGATCATATTTCTTTTGGTACATATGATTATAAGTTTCCACAAGAAACCCAAATAATGGATATTACAACAGGTGAATTACATTTCTTGTTAGGTGATGGAACAAGTTTCAATAGAGATTTAAGAGGTAATACGTTAGCTAAAGAAATAAATAAGGTTATGAATAACTTAACGAACTGGAAAAAGTCAGAAAGTATAAAACGTTCATATAGTGGAAGAGGTTTGAAAGGATTCGTTAGAAAACTTAAATAACGCTTTTACTCTTTTATACGCTTTAAATTTAAAAATAAAGCGTACCTCTTAAACCCTTGATACAACTAACTTTATATACTACTATACGCTTTACTCTTTATTTAATAATAAAAAGTAATATAAGTAATAAGTATATAAATGTAAGAAGATAATTACATAAAATAATTTAACAATAGATTTTTTAAAAAAGTAACGTGTAAAGCGTAAAATATATTGTAAATGCTGTAAAATCAAGGTTTATAGAGTACGCTTTTTAAAAAATGTAAGGAGATATAAAGGGTGTAAAGCGTAAAAATAGAAGATAAATACTTTAGGTTTCTTTTGCGGAAATGTTATTATAGCAAGGTTTAAAGGTAATATTTACAAAAAATAAAATAACCTATTTTTTAGTTTAGGTTACCTGCTCCCTTGAGTGCTAAAAATGTTGGTGTAACTGAAGTTAGGACGGCAACCTAAAAGGTTACTTTTACAGTAAATAACTATAAAAAATATGAAATGATAAAATTTAATGGTATGGTTAAGTTTTAAGAACTATACTTCATTCCATACCAAAATGATAAGATAATAAAAATGTATGGTATACACGATAAAAAATCATAATTTTAAAAAATATATCTTTTCAGTTTACTGCAATAAATTAGAAAAGAGCTAAATAAATTTTAAACAAGCAAAGGAAGACTATTTCAAAGATATTAATTAAGTTTAGACAGTGATTACCAACTAAATTCAATTTTGAAAGGAATTAATTAAATGTATAAAATCACTAGAATAAAAGAAATATCAATAGAATTTTCAACTATAGTTGAGGAGTTAATAAATAGATACATTGATGAAGAATTACAAGAAGACGAGTTTTTGATTGATGTAAAGTATTTTAAGACAAATCATACAGCTTCAAACCTAAATTTTGAAGATCCATTCAAAGCACATTTAATAATAGGTAAGTTAATTCAGTAAGGAGTGAATCAATGCAGTTATCAAAAGAAGAACAAACTAAACTAGATACTATAATCGAGCGTTATATGGACGATACGACCTCTAAAGAAGCAATAGCTATAGAAACCTATCTGAATAAAATAAACAGCTTAGAACGTGAATTATTGATAACTGTATACTTTAATTTTTCACGTAAGGCTACTGATGAAGAAAACAAGGTTATTAATGAACATAAAGTGAAGTTATTTAATTTGTTATCTGAAAAAGGATATATAAAGGCTAATAATAGCTTATCATTAAAGCGAAAGTCAAAATCAGAAAGTGAACACAAGATTAAAAGGCTATCTCAATTCAAAAAACTAACGGAAGTGATAACACTTTTACATAATAGGTTGTATTCACTAGAGCTAGAATTGAAAACTTATGATAGTGTAACAACATCAAGTTTCATTAATGAAAAAGTTAATATTTCTAACCAAAACTATAATTTTGGTAGTTTTAAAATCTCTTCTGAAATAGATGAAGTGAAAGAAATCATACAAAGTAAGACTATCGAGTGGGAGAAAGAGAGAGAGTTTTTGAAAGATGTATTTGAACAAATTAAAGACGTGAAAGAACAGCATATTTTCTACCTTAGGTATATAAACTGTTTAACGTGGAGTGAAATAGCCTTAAAGTTTGATAAATCAGAAGTATGGTGCAAGAAAATTCACACTAGAAATATTAAGGTACTGAAATTATAGAAAGGACGATTAAAGATGAATGAACGAGAACCACCGAAACCTTGAACAAAGAACTTACAATGAAAAAAACGTCTAAATAAAGAAAGTGGGAATTAATATGTTTGAAGCTTTCAAAACTAAAGATATAATCAAAGACGAACGCGTCAAAAAGTATTACAGGGTTGAAAAAATACCTTGCAATTTAGGGGGATATAAATATTATATAAAGTGTTATAAATGTGATAATAAGTGTTTGAAAATGTATATAAGCGAAGATAAAAAGCTAGTATGTAGGACTTGTATAGGTTTAAGGAAACAACAATTGAATAAAAGTAAAACTGATCCTAATAGATATTACAATTTAATGCTTAAACAATGTTATAAAGTGGATAAAAATTTCAACCCCGATAATATACCACTAAATAACTTTCTAGGGTTTCCATTTAAACCCCCAAGAATGAAACAAGATAAATATTTTGGAGCATTATCGAAATATATGCATTACAGGAAAAAATACTATTATTATTTGAAAATACAAGAAGAACAAAGAGGTGAAAATCATGATGGATATTAATAAATTTACGCAAGAAGTTAAAGATGAATTAAATAAACTACATTCAGAGAGGGTTCAAAAAGAACAGCTTGAGAAAGCTAAGAATGAGCAAAGTAAAGAGAAAAAGTTAACAATTACTAGAGATGAACTTAAGAGAATGAAATATACAGAACGACTTAAGTTTAAACAAGAGAACCCAGAGGGTTATAAACAATTAGTAGAGGAGAATTTAAAATAATGGATAAAGTACTAAAAGGACACGAGAAAATAAACGAATTAGTAACAAAGTATCATGAGGTAAAAGCAAGCATTGTTGAGGCTATAGCAGAGGTAAAAGGGAAACGAGAACTATTGATAAATGAAATAGATACGTTGAAGACAACCACAACAACTACCGTTTCAGATAAAATTGAAGTTACAAAAGAATTAGTTAAAAAGGAAAAAGAAGTTAATACATTACAGGATGTTGAAAATCAATTAACTAAGGAATTGGAAGAGAAAACAAGACCTATTAAAGATGAATTAGCTAGAGAAATAATTGCTAGTTGGCATAGACCAATGGAAATTAACTATAGGGAAGTAATTCAAGATTACAAGTTATTAGATAAAGAGATACAACAAAAAGTTAAGGAATTAGAGGAGAAACATAATGCTTCAGCTAAGGAGAAGACTTTAATTGTTGGTGATATGTATAAAAAAATACACGAAGTATTAACTGATGAAGATTTAATCCTTTATGAGGACGCAGAGAAAAAACTTTGGGTAACCGATGTAACCCCTGTTTCAGCGTATAACAACAAATTATCAGATTATATAGATAGAATTAAAGAGGGATACTAATCTTTTTAATAAGCCTTATTAATTCAAGGTTTATGAACGATGAAGACATCTATTAATAGGTGTCTTTTTCTTTTCCCCTAGAAGGGGTAAAAGGTATAAATTACCAAGGTAGAATGCTAAGAAATGCTAAGGTTTGAAATGTATATAGAGGAAAAACAATAATAATGAACAGTGACTATTTCTTTTCCCTTATGAGCGGTAATATGCAGTTATTAGATCGCTTTTGTATGGAAATAGATATAATTACACTAAATTGAGTTGAAACACGTTAAACAGCTTTTAAACAGCAGTAAGAAAAAACTACTTTTTACTAACAAAAACTACCATTTTTAGAGGTGAAAATAACGTTTTTTTACATAAAATATCGGAAAATATCGGAAAAATAACCTATATAGAGAATGTTGAGATAGTAGCTTTTAGTTACATAAAATTCTATAAGGTATAGTGTAAAATACTGGAAAATACGGGAATAAAACTCTATATATAGATAAAGTTTAAGAAATATGAGTGTTATTCATGTTGTACGGAATGTTGGTAAATGTTGGTATAAAAACATATATAGATAAAAAAACTTGTCAAAACTTGACAAATAAAACCTATAAATGTTGGCAAATGTTGGCATAAAAATCTATATATCTTTAAAATCGGTAGTTTCGGCAGTCTTAAAGGAGTTTTCAAAAACCTTATAAAACCTTAGATAAAATCCTATATAGATCAAAAAGAAGTTTTAAAAGGGGGGGATAGTACCTCTCTACCATGTTGTTCGACCTTCACGCCGTCACTGTACATATTTTTTCGTGCGAAAGTAAAATTGTTGGAAAATGTTGGAATAAAATTCTGTATAAGTGAAAATGTTGGAAAATGTGAGTATAAAACCTATATATAATTACTACAAATTACTACATTGAAAACTATATAGATATTAGTGGCAATTAGTGGCATTTAAAGATATATAGCATTAAAAACCTCAGAAAACCTCAGATTAATTTATATATAGGGAATTGATCTATATTGATATTTGTAATAAGAAGATACTACAAATTACTACATTTATTTTTAAAAGATGAAATAACATACAAAACTTGAAAAAACTTGAAATTTATAACCTATAAAGTAATACCATGAATACCGTGTCTTAATGCAGTAAACATATATAAGCGTTTATTTGCCTTGTAAGAAGTCAAGGAGTATAATTACAAGGGAAAGTGTAATCATAACGCTTAGAACGTAAAATACAGCGTGTATATTTTAAATAATCATAACAATATGGAGATTTTAGAGACCATAAAAAGAACATACCGACATTTCCAACCCCTTAAAAAAGTATCCTAACATTTCTAAGACCCTAAAAAATGCTAAACTATGTATTTTAAATATTTAATTATATTTGTTAGGTGCTTTTATAATTTGAAAATGGTATAATTAATTTAAATAAAGTAAAAGGAGTATTGAAATGGACATAATGACGTTACCTAGCAAAGAAACCTTGATATTCTACAATGAAATAGAACCGTGGATAGTGAATGGAAAGCGAGAAAACGGAGTAACTTATATTTTTTCAAAAGATACTCCTAAAGAAATATTAGAATTATTTAATGAAATAAAAGATAAACTAGGATATAAAATTAATGATTATATATTAGAAGATTAGAATTAGTATTATATAAGCGTTTATTTGCCTTATAAGAGGTTTATCCTTGTGAAAGGAGTATTGAAATGGAAATAATGGCATTACCTAGTAAAGAAATATTACAGTTTTCGAGAGATATAAACCCTTGGATTGTAAAAGATATTTTTGATGGGAATAAAAAAACGTTTGTCTTTAAAGAAGATACTCCTGAATATGTATTAACTTTATTTGATAAGCTAATTCCGAAGTTAAATTTTAGTTTTAAAGTATCTTTTGTAAAACAATAATTATAAAAGATTATTTAATAGCAGATTAAAGCACTTAGTAATTTTACTAGGTGTTTTTATTATGTCAAAATGGAAATAAACCGCTTACTTTCTATTTTCAATTAAATAACTACTTTCAAAATGGAAAAATACACCATTTTTTCCGTTTTCGTCCTAGACATGACGTTAAAAGGTCTTTTTATTATGCCCAAGCATTTATGGCAATAAACTGTATGGAATAATAGTCGGGGACGACTTTAAAAATAGGAGGTTCAAATATGGATCAAGAATTAAATAATGTCGAGACGGTTGAAGAAGAGAAGGTAACAGCTGAACCAACTAAAACACAACCCAACGACAAGAAATATAGTGACGCTGAAGTAGACGAGATTATTAATAAGAAGTTTGCAAAATGGAAAAAAGAACAAGAGGCTGAACAAAGTGAAGCTAAGAAACTTAAATCTATGAATGCAGACGAAAAAACTAAATATAATCAAGATAAACGACAAGCTGAACTTGATAAGCGTGAGCAGGAAATAGCAAGACGTGAATTAATGGCGGAAGCTAAGTCAATTTTAAACGAACGTGGTTTACCTGTTGATTTAGCTGGGGTTATTGATTTAACGGACGCTGACACGGTTAAAGCTTCAATTGAGGCGATTGGCAAACAGTGGGAACAAGCGGTACAAAAAGGTATTGCTGAGAAATTAAAAGGTACTCAACCACTAACTAAAGCACCTCAAAATTCAAATGGTATTACGAAGGAAGCATTAACAAAAATGAAATACCAAGAAAGACTCGATTTTAAAACAAAAAATCCAGATGAATATAATAAAATAATGAAAGGATAATAAATAATATGGCAAATGTAACAATGATGGCGGATTTATTTGATCCGCAAGTAGTAGCAGAAATGTTAAATGAATCGGTAGGTAAATCAATCGTATTTTCTCCACTAGCAGAGGTAGATACAACTTTAGCGGGGCAACCCGGAACAAAATTAACAGTACCACAATGGAATTACATTGGGGATGCTGAAGACGTAGCAGAGGGAACAGCAATTCCACTTGCTAAATTAGGTAAAAAATCAACTGAAATGACAATTAAAAAAGCAGGTAAAGGGGTAGAACTTACTGATGAGTCAGTATTAGGAGGTTTAGGAGACCCAATTAATACAGCTGTAAGACAAATTGCTAAGTCTATTGACCAAAAAGTTGATAATGATGTATTAGACGCGGCTAAAACAGCAACTCAAACATACACAACAAAGAGTGGATTTAAAGTAGAAGACTTATCTAATGCACAAGACATCTTCGAAAGTGAAAATGACGATGTTTACGTTTTAATTTGTCACCCTAAAGCGGCTTCTAAACTAAGATTAAATGCTGCTAAAGAATGGTTAACAGGTACTCAAGTTGGAGCTGATAGATTGATAAGCGGAACATACGGAGAAGTGTTAAGCACACAAGTTGTACGTTCTAAAAAATGTCAAGAAAACGAAGCATTCTTAATTCAAACTAGTCTAAATGAAGAAGTTGATACTAAAGCTTTCAAAGTATTATTAAAACGTGATGTATTAACAGAGTTCGATAGAAATATCGTTAATAAAACTACTGTAATTACAGCTGACCGCCATTATGGTGTTTACTTACAAAACGCTAAAAAAGTTGTTAAAATTACAGTAACAGCAGAAGCATAGGACGGGTTTTTATATGAAATTTTTAGTTAAAAATCCGATTTTTGATACGAAAACAGAAAAGACTTATCTTACTGGAGAAGTTTTTGATGTTACTGCTAAAAGATTAGAAGAAATTAAAGAAACGTTAGAACAACAAGGCGGTTTTGATTTATATCTTGAAGAATTAACAGAAGAAACTACTTCAGCTAAGACTGAAGATGAAACAGAAGTAACAAAAGAATAGGAGGTTTCCTATGCTTAATGAATTAGAACTATTAACTGGAGAAAGTGACGTAAAAGTCCTTTCTCTTCTTTTGCTAAGAGCTAATAATATAGTATTGGCAGAAACTAACAGGAGCGTTTTAACTCCTGAATTAGAACGTATAGCGTTAGAAATAGCGGTAGAAATGTTCAATAAACAAGGTAGTGAGGGCGAAAAGTCAAGAACTGAAGGCGGGATAGCTATTGTTTATCGTGATGGCTTGCCCTCATATATCAAAAATACTTTATCTTCTCACAGGTTAGCGAGGTGTTCGGGTCGTGCGTTTGAAAAAGAACAGACTGAAATCTTACAAGATATTTAAATACGTAGTTAAGACTAATGATGAAGGGGTACGTTTTAAGGGATATGAAGAGAATGCATATATTATTAATGCTGAAATATATCCAGCTTCAGGACGTATTCAAGCCCAAGTATACGGTGAAAAATTAAATTATATGTTGAATATGCTAATAGAACGTACTACTGAAATAAATGAGCGTGATGGAATTTGTATCAACAGTGAGACACCTAACTATGAAGTAGTATCCATTAAAAAATATACATTTCATAAATTAGTGGAGTTAAAAAAACTTTGACTGAAATACAGAATGTAAGCAGATTGATTAATAAGATCCATAGAATAGGTGGAACAGCAGGTGAACAAATTATAAAAGCTGGAGTCAGTAGAGGAACTAAAATAGTTCAATCTGAAGCTAAATTATTAGTGCCAACTAATTCTGGACGAACTAGAAACAGCATAAGAACAAAGGTTGATGGTTTGAAAGGTTCTATATACACTAACGAACCATCAGCTGTATTTGTTGAGTTCGGAACAGGTAGTGTAGGAGCTAGTAATCATGGTGGTATAAGCCCGAATGTTAGACCATCTTACAGAAATACCCCTTGGTGGTTTCATGAAAGTATGGTTGAGGGTGGTTACTTATCAGCTTATAATTTTTTCACAATAGATACGCCCGTTGGTAAGTTCTATAAGACTGAGGGACAAGCGGCACAACCGTTTATGTACCCAGCCTTGAAAAATAATAGGACTAAAGTTTTAGCTGAGATGGAAAAGTATTTAAGTAGGAAATTGAAGGAGATAACAAAATGATTAATGTTAAACCGTTAATATATAAAGAGTTATCTAAAATAGCGACAAACGTAACAGATACATACCCAGCTGATTGGGAGACATTCCCTGTTGTAATTTATTTAGAAGAGGAGAATAAACCTCACGAATGGCTAGATAATGGAGTAGAAGAGACTACTTATTTACGTTACAAAGTCGATATTTTCGATAAGGAAAGTACTTCTAACATAGCCGTAGAAGTAGATAAAGTATTTAGTTCTTTAGGGTTGAAACGAACTATGGCACAAGATATGCCAGACCCAAGTAATTTAAGACATAAAGTTATGAGATTTGAGGGAATATATGATCCTGATACAAATATAGTATATCAATATAGAATGGAGGGCTAATATGTTAGCAAATGGAATTAAATTAGAATACAGTGAATCAACAAGTGGTTATACTCTATTAACAGGGCTTAAAGAAGTACCTGAGTTAGGGGTTGAACCTGAGAAAGTAGAGAATACAACACTAGCTGATACTGTAAAACAATATGAGTTAGGTATTGGAGACGCTGGAGAACTAGAATACAAATTCAAGTATGAAAATAAAACAGCAACTTCACCATTTAGAGTGTTACGTAAAGCTATGGACAGTAAGAAAGTTCTTAACTTTAAACAAACATACCCAGATGAAACAACAGTAACATTTAGTGGTCAAGTTTCAGTAAAACTTGGCGGTGGTGGTGTAAATGGTGTTATTGAATTTACACTTAAAGTTGCTTTACAGTCAGATTTAGTATTCGCAGATGCTTCAGTAGTAATGTAAGAAAGGAAATTAACATAGATGACAAAAAAACCATACACAACTTGGCAAGTAGGTAAAGAAGAGTATAAACTAAAATTAACAACATCAGCAGTATGTAAACTAGAGGAGAATTTAGGGGTAAATATTGTTAAAATCTTTAATTTTAATGATGACTTCCCGTTACCTCCACTAAAAACTATGTTATATGTACTTCATGGTGCTATTACAAAATACCAACATGGGTTAAAATTTGATGATGTAATGAATATTTTTGACGAATATTTAGACGAAGGACACGATCAAATGGATTTATTAATGGAAGTATTAATTCCGTTAATGCAAGACTCGGGTTTTATTCCGAAGGAAGAGAAGAAAGCGGAAAAAGTCAAAGTTCTAAAATAATAGAAACTATGACTGAATATATAGGGGAGTTGTATCCTATTGCACTTGATGTGGGTATAACTCCTACTTTATTTTGGGAATATTCAATACAAGAAATAACAGATATTATTGATAGTCGAAATAGAGTATTAGAATTTAACAGAAAAAACGAATATATCCGTGATTATTATTTGGCTAAAAGTGTTGTTGAATGGTTAGCACCTATGTTAAGTAAAGACGCTAAACCACCCGAATTATGGAATTGTGCTCCTGACTATGTATTCGAGAAAGAAAAAGAAGAAATCGAGAAAAAACGTGTTGAGTATGAATTAGAATTACATAAGGAACGAATGAGAGAATTTGCAATGAGGTATAATTCTCAAAGGGCGAATAATATGCTGTAATCTCTAGCAGTCGGATATCAAAGTTAAAGTCAATCTATAATGATTGGCTTTTTTATTTTACCTTGAAAGGAGGAACAAATGGCAACATTAGAAGAATTAAAAGTCGTTATTGACGCTGAATTGAAACCATTTCAACAAAAAATGAAAGAAATGGAGAATACAGTAACTCAATCTACTAACAACGTAAAAAATAGGCTTAGCGGTTTAAAAAGTATGTTTTCAGATTTAGCAAAAGTAGCCGCGTTAGGTTACTTAGCGAAAGAGTTATACCAGTTAGGTAAATATTCAGTTCAAACAGCGTTAGAAGTTCAGGCTTCTATGAACCAAATTCAACGGCTTATGGGTGAAAGTTCTCAAGCTTTCTTAAAATGGGCAGAAAACAATGCATTAGCATTTAATATGAGTAAGGGTGAGGCTATAAAATACGGCGCAACCTATGGAAATATACTGGCTGGTTTTATTAAAAATCAAGACAAACTGGCAGGATATACAGCTAAACTGTTAGAAACATCTTCAATCATTGCACAGGGAACAGGACGAACTATGACTGATGTTATGGAACGTATCCGAAGTGGTTTACTTGGAAATACTGAGGCTATTGAAGACCTAGGGGTAATGGTTCAAGTTAAAATGATTGAAAGTACAGAGGCGTTTAAAAAGTTTGCTAATGGTCAAAGTTGGGATCAATTAGACTTCCAAACACAGCAACAAATAAGGTTGATGGCAATTTTAGAACAAGCAACAAAACGTTATGGAGACACATTACAAGATAATGTTAACAACAGAATAGCAACGTTTAAGGCTTTGATGAAAGACTCAGCATTAAATATTGGTAATGCGTTTTTACCTATAATTAATGCTATTATGCCTATTTTAAATGCATTTGCTAGTGTTATTAGAACAGCGACAGCGAAGTTGGCCGAATTCATTCAGTTACTATTTGATAAGAAAGTAAGTAGTACTGATGGAGTTGCAGGAGCTGTGAACAATGCGACCCAAGGCTTGCAAGGTGCAGGGAATGCGGCCGGAGATTTAGCTGATAATTTAGATGACGCTGGCGGAGGTGCTGGCAACCTAGCTGACAATGTAGGTAAAGCAGGTAAAGCCGCTAAAAAAGCAGTAAAAGAATTACGTGGTTTAATGGGGTTTGATGAAATTAACCTATTAAATAAAAAGAATGATGACTCTGACGACAACTCTGGAGGAGGTGGCGGAGGAAAAGGCGGTAAAGGAAAAGGTGGTGGCGGTAAAGATATTTTACCTGATATAGATATTTCTGACAGAGGTACAAAATATAACACTATGTTTGATGGACTTCTTGAAAAACTTAAACCTTTATTAGCTTTTCTTGAGCATTTAAAAAACTTATTTAAACTTGGTTGGAAACTTACTTTCAGAGAAGAAGGTATTGATCAACTAAAAAAATCACTTATGGGCATTAAAGAGTCTCTAGAAATAATATTTGGTGATGGTTTAGTTGCACGAACGGCCGGAACGTTCTTAGAACGACTAGCATTTGCATTAGGACAAACAACAGCGGCGTTAGCTAACGTTGTGTTAGGAATAGCCGTATTTATCGCTGAAAGTCTTAACAAATCGTTGCAAGAAACTAGACTTGACATAAAAAGTTGGCTAATGCGAAGTTTCTTAGAAATGGGAGATATAGTAGGAAGTATTGGTAATATTGCCGCTGATATCTCAAACATTTTCTATGATACTATTACCAGTCAACCGTCAACAGATATTGGAGCTAATATAATTTCAACATTAACTTATGCTGGAATGGGTGTTGTTGATGTTGGATTGAAACTTGGTAGAGATTTATTAGGCGGTATTGAACGTGTAATTAGAGAAAATTCTCAACCTATTACAGATGCTTTCATTGGTATGTTAGATGCATTAAAACCTTTCTTTGAGACATTTAAAGAAGCTGTAAGAGATGCTTTTAAAATATTTAATGATGTATACGATAACCACATAAAACCGTTTATTGATAGTTTCTTTAAAGGCATATCAGAAATTGTAACCACATTAGTTAATGCATGGAATAATCATATAAACCCAGTTTTAAAAGAGTTGGGAGAAAAATTTCATGATGTATATAGAGATTATATAAAACCAGCTATGGAGAAAACAGGTCAAGCAATTGGGGTTGTTTTCGATGTTTTAAAAGATTTGTGGGAAAATGTACTTGTCCCAGTAGGGAAACTATTATCTGAATTAGCTACAGGTTCTTTAGGAGAGATAGTCAAAATCTTAGGAGAAACCTTACTAGAAGCACTGAAAACTGTTTCTAAATGGTGGAAAGAACTAATGGATGTGGTAAAAGACTTTGGCGACTGGTGTAAAGACCATAAAACGACTATAGAAGCAGTTGCTGTGGCAGTTGGTAGTTTTGCAACGGCACTGATGGTATTAAAAGGTGCTTCGGCAATAGCTGCGACATTATCAGCTCTTTCAGGTGCTAGTATATTACTATCAGGTGCATTTACGGCCTTAACAGTCGTTGAAACAATACTTACTGGGGTGACAACAGTATTAGGTGGAGTATTCGCATTTTTAACTTCTCCGTTAACACTTATTGCCTTAGGTATTGCGGCGATAATCACAATTGGGTATTTATTATATGCTCACTGGGATGAGATAAAAGCTTATGCTGAAGAAGTTTGGAACGCTATAAAAGATTGGGTTAATCAAGCTTGGGAAGGTATAAAAGAAGCGTGGAGTAACATTGGAGAATGGTTCACTGAAAAATGGGAAGCTGTTAAAGCGATTTTCGAACCAGTAGGTCAGTGGTTTAGCGAGAAATTCCAACAAGCGTGGGACTTTATAGTTAATATATTCAAAGATATAGGCCAATGGTTTAGTGAAAGGTGGAATGATGTTAAAAATATTTTATCTCCACTAGCTGATTGGTTTAAAGAGAAATTCCAAAATGCTTGGGATAATCTAACGAATATATTTAAAATAATAGGTCAATGGTTTAGTGAAAGATGGACTGAGGTTAAAAACATTCTATCTCCTATAGGCCAATGGTTTAAGGATAAATTCCAACAAGCGTGGGACGGCTTAACAAATATATTTAAATCATTAGGTTCTTGGTTTGGTGCTAGATGGAACGATGTAACAAATGCACTTAGCAACGTTGCTAGTTGGTTTGGAAATATCTTCACTAGTGCATATAATGCGGTTAAGAATGCATTTAGTTCTATTGGATCATTCTTCAGCGGTGTATGGTCTACCGTTAAGAATATATTTGTAAATGCTGGTCAAATGGTCGGTAGTGCTGTTGGTGGAGCTTTTAGAGGAGCGGTTAATGCTGTATTAGGAACTATTGAAAATATAGTAAATGGATTTATTAATATGATTAATGGTGTAATAGGAGTTATTAACGCTATACCGGGGGTTTCATTAGGATATATCAACGGAATTAGTTTACCAAGGCTTGCTCGTGGTGGTATTGTTGACAGTCCAACTATTGCAATGATTGGGGAAGCTGGTAAAGAAGCGGTTGTACCTCTTGAAAATACTGGTTTCTTACAAACAATGGGACGTGTTGTAAGTAGTGCTGTTGCTGATGTAATTGGAAACAACCAACCAACTTCAGGCGGTTTAACTGGTGATATCGTGATCCAGTTAGGTGGCACTGAGTACGCTAGATTTACAATTGATGAAATCAATAAGGAGCAAGAAAGAGTAGGTCAAACTCTTATAAAAATTTAGGAGGAACAATATATGGCAAAGTTAATTATTAATGGAGTAACAATTGTTACTCCTAAATCATTTCAAGTATCTATTCAAGATATTGATGGAGAAACAGGACGAGACGCTAACGGAAATATGGTAAGAGACAGAGTGACAACTAAAAGAAAATTAGATTGTGAATGGGGTTTTTTAACTCAATCTGAAATGAGTACCTTATTGAGTAGTGTTACAAGCGAATTCTTTTCAGTTTCCTACCCTGACCCTATTACAGGTCAAACAACAAAAACATTTTACGTTGGGGATAGAAGTTCTCCAGCATATAGTTTTAGTGAAAAATTTAAGCCGTGGAGTGGATTAAAAATGAATTTCATAGAAAGGTAGGTTAATATGTTTAACAATAATACAAGCTATCAAGAAGCAATAAATGCACCCTCAAGACGAATTACTGGGAACGTAACAATAAAAGGTCAGAAATTGTCTGATGATATTTCATCGATAGACTATGTTAGTTCAATTTCCGGGAATACACTTACTATTGGTGCTACAAATGCTTCAACAGTAGATATTAAATTCAAGAGATTAATAGAAGGACTAGAAGAGAGGGAGCTAATAAAAGTTTCTTTCTCTGTTCAAACATCTAGCGGAATTGTTGAGAGACAAATTGGGGAGTTCTTTTTAACTGAAATAAAACTTGATAGAAACAATAAAACAACAACGTTAAAAGCCATTGATAAAATGGCTTTTTTAAATGATAAATACACTTCTACTTTACTTTATCCAACATTAGGAAGGAACATTGTACAGGAGATAGCTAATAGCTGTAATTTGAGGGTTAATAATAATCTCAATATAACAAACTTACCTAGTTTTAGTAAAAAGTTAGAAAAAGTTACTTACCGTGAAATGTTAGGTTACTTAGCACAGACAGTAGGAGCTTTTGTAATTTTTAACAACAATGGTGAATTAGAGTTTAGAAAATTAAATAGAACACAAAAACAAATCTCAAAAGGTTCATATCTTTTAAAAGGATTGGAAGTAGACGAGGTAGAATACAGGATTAATGGTATTTCTATCAGTTTAAATAACCAAGAGAAAACAATATTAGCTGTTGGTAGCCCGTTAGGTACACAGGTTAAACTTACTAACCCATTAATGACTCAAGGGTGGTTAAATTCTATCTTCTCAGAGTATTCAAAATTAAGATTCAACCCGTTTAAATTAAATTGGCGTGGTGATCCGTTTGTTGAAGTAGGTGATTGGGTATCTATAGAAATAGCTAACGGCTCTTATCGTGCTTTTCCTATCTTAGAGTTAAAACTATCTTATAGCGGTGGTTTAAAATCTACTATAGGAGCTAACGTCAAGGGGACTACAACTTCAACGACAGAATATAAAGGAACAGTTGAACGTCAAATTGAGTTTATTAATGCTCGATTGGGGGCTTCAGGTAACTATGTGTATGCTGATACCGTTGAACCAACTAACCCAAAAGAGGGTGATACATGGTTTAAACCAAATGGAGCATTTACTGATTTATATATATATGAAAATAATCAGTGGGTTTTAAAAACATCCACAGGAAACATTGAAGGGTTAATAACTAAAATCACTGACTCAAGTGTTTCAACTCAAAACTTAGCTACCGCAATAGCAAAAATCATAGAACTTGACGCTGCTAGAATTACAACAGGTAGCCTTTCTTTTGAACAATTAAACAGTAATGCTGTTAGTGAAATAAGAAAGGGTATGGTTAGCGAAACAAAATTTAATAGTTTTGTAAATGATTCTAACGGCTTGCGACAACAAATGAGTTCTGAGATTGAAAGGGTTGTTGAAAGTAAAAAATCAACACTTAAAGGACAAGACGGAACAAGTAGTTATATTCATCGTAAATATAGTGATAATGCTAATGGGACACCTATGAGTGACAACTCAACATTAAAATATATAGGTATATACACAGGAGACAAACAACAAGCCCCTACTAACGCCAGTGAGTATTCATGGACTAAAATTCGTGGAGAAGATGGAGCGAGAGGTCGTGACGGAAATAATGGTAGAGATGGTGTAGACGGGAAGTCTTACGCTAGAAACTATTTAAGTGGAACAGCTGATGAGAAGATTTTTACAGTTGTAAATGATAATTTTGATGTTCAAGAAGCTTTTAAGCTTGTCAACAATAAGAACTTCAGAGACTTAGGTTTTAAAAATGGTGATAAAGTCACATTCATTGCTGATTATGAAGTATTACCTAATGGAAGTAACAAAAAAATCAATAAATTAAATTTTGAATGGCACGACGATAATCAATTTCGTGTGTGGATGGACCAAGATATTAATCCTACAAAAGGAACATACGTAAGAACACTGACAATGGATAATAATTTGTTAGATTGTAAACGAGCTAGATTTAGAGCTGATAACGTAAACGCTAAAATAAAAATCACTAATGTTAGATTAATTAAAGGCGACACAATTCAACCTTGGAGTATAGCGCAGGAAGACTTACAAGCACACAGTTTAACAGCTAACTTACGTTTTGAAGGAACGTATATAAATAACATAACAAATAACGTTAAACCTTATTTAGATGTCTTCTACGATGGTCAAAAGGTAAATAGTGGATTTAATGCACAGATGAAATATAAAGGTGGTAACAGGACGGACTGGAGTGGATTTTGGACAGCTAATTTTGACAACAACGGAGGAATTACTAATCTTGATTGGGGAAACAGAGAGCAGAACGGAACACCACTAGAAGCTATTGTATTAGTCACTTACAAAGGATTAAATACAGTCGCAAATGCCAGAATGGAAAACATTCCAGATATAGTTGAGATTAAAGAAATTACTAAGAAATACAAGACTTTCGAAAGTACTATTGATAGATTTGATTCAACTATAGGTGAAGTTAAACAACAGGTATTAGCTAACGAAGAAAAGCGAAACTTGATACTTGGAAGTAGGATGATATCTGATAAAGATTATACTAATATAAACAACGCTAACCTTACAACAAGTCAAGAATATGAAGGTTTACCATTTTTAAGTATATTTTCTACTGAGAACACTTCAAATGTTTGGAAAGGTGTAGGATTTAATTTATCTATAGAAAAAATAAAGAGATTTGAAACTTACACGATTAAAGTACCTATATTTATAAGTGACAACTTCAAACCCGATGAAGGAGCTTACCTTGAAATTAAAAATCATGATACAGGTGAAAGTTTGTGGAATACAAGGCTGGATTTAGCACCTTTTAAACTAGGAAGATGGAATGTTCACGAATATATATTTCAAGCTACGAAGGATATGAATTTATCTAAAAAGTCATTTTATATATATATCGTAAAAAACGGATATCTAGCATTTGCTAAACCTCACATGTGTGAAGGTACAGTCGCCCCTAAAAACTACTCTCCAGCACCTGAAGATGTTTATTTACAAAATAGTAGGATTGAAAGTTCGATTAAACAAACTAAAGATGAGATTGATTTGAAAGTTAGCAAGGATAATGTAATAGCATCTATTAATGCTAGTGTGGAGACAAATCAGCAAGGTCAAAATCGAGGTGTTGTTAGGATAAAAGGTGATGCTATTACTGATTATTTATATGGTAAAACGATTGAGGGAGCGATTATTAAAGGTAATAGTCAGATAAAAATCGGAGAACATGGTTACATGCGACCATCAGGAGATGGTTTAAGATTTTGTCTTCCTGAAAAACCCAATGCAAAAAAAGGTGTCGGAATTCAAATGTTAGGTAACTATGGTCGAGAGGGTAACTCAGCATATGGTTTATATGTTTATGTAGACCCAAACTTTGATACCACAGAAACAGCTTCTACTAATTCTTATTTGATGACTGTAAACGGATATATAAAAACTACAGGAATAAATAATCTTAAGTTTCAAAGTTATACAGATGGTAGCACGGGAATAGGTGTATGGAACAAAAATGTAGAATTACTATTTGATAATGCTGATAATGACATATATTATTCTTGGGGAGATAAAAAATATAGTTTGTGGAAGATAATAAAAAAACATTACGACGTTACCTCAGACATAAGATTAAAAAAAGATATAAAAAACTGTGAGTATAAAGCTTTAGAAAAAATTGACTTGTTTAACTTTAAAAGTTTTAACTGGGTATATCGTGAAGACTTCGGTCAAAAACCTTATACTGAAATAGGTTTAATCGCTCAAGAAGTAGAAGAAATTAGCGAAAATTTTGTATCTATGGCAGGAGAATATAAGACTTTAGATCAATTCAATTTGCTTACATTTTCGCTTAAAGCTATTCAAGAACTATCAACCGAAAATCAACACCTAAAATCACAACTTAATGAAATGAATGAAAGACTACAAAAACTGGAGGATAAAATCAATGGCAATTTATAAGAAAAACTATGCACGTGCTACTTACGACAGTAACGGAGCAGTATTGTCAACCATTGTTAGTATATATAGTACTAGCGGTGGAACTGTAATTGAAACAACGTTAAAAGGTGACCATTTAACGAAGTCAGAAGATGAGATAGTACAACTTGCACTGGAGCAATTCTATCAAGATACTTACCCTAATCGTGCTGAGAATGAACGATTTAGTAAAGTAGATGAAAAACTTAAAGTACTAGACACTAAACTGGCTGAGTTGGATAAGATGAAAAAAGAACTAGAAATCACACAAGGATCACTAATGGATTTAATAACGCAAATGAGTGGAAGTTTGGAGGCTGAACACCATGAAGATAATTCGCAACCTAAAAATACAAGTGAAGGAGGTGACAGTAATGATGGCAATGCTATTCGCAATTAATATCGCAAAAGGTAAACGTACGTTTGCACAAGTACCTAAATTCCTTAAAGATAAAGTCAGAGAATGCTTAATCGATATGGATTTAGAACATCTAGCTAAAGAGGGGGCTTAAAGCCCTCTTTTATTTTGCAAAGAAAGGAGTTAATTAATGGAAATAACTTTACCGGAGTTAGCTGAACGCTATTATCACTTAGCTAAGGACGTTTATATTCATGCTTTTACATTAATGATAGTGCTAGATGTGTTGACTGGTGTAGCAAAGGCTTTTGTAACAAGGAAACTTAATTCAACTATTAATAGAAGAGGTTTAATTCAACATATAACTGTATGGGTTATGTGCATTACTGTATATCCTTATGTATTATATTTAGGTTTTAATGAGGCAGGGACAGTATTTTTACTATTCTTCACACTGAGTTATTGCTTATCGCTAATAGAAAATCTAAGTGTTTTAGGTGTGCCGTTTCCAACTGGTATTAAGAAACGATTAGAAAAGTTAAGAGACGAACTTGACGGAAAGGAATAATAGATGAAAAAATTAATTAAATTAGATTTTAACCACACTACGAGGGAACGTAAGACTGAAGATAGCTATTCAGAATTATATTCTCATGATAAAAATAACGGATCATTTGAGTTTGAGATTTTAAATGATACACTTACAACTGAACAAGTTACAGCTTTATTCAAATTCACAGAAAGTAATAAAATCTGGAAGACTACTGGAACTGTTGAAGGAAATAAAGTACACGTAACGTTTGACACTAGCTTAATAACTCAAAATGAAACGGTAATTTGTTACTTATATTTTGATGAAGAACAAAGAACATCTGACACTTTCAGATTTAAATTCAAAGTCAAAGTATCTGAAATAGATAAAATGAGTCGTTATGAGGTCAAAGAACGTTTTATCAACAACACTGTTATTGTAGATAGGTTAGACGTTGTGACAAAAGAAGAGTTAAAAGAAGCGTTAAAAAACGTTGGTGGGATAGCAACAGAAGGACTACTAACAGAAGTTAAAGCTGAAGAACTCTACGCTAAAAAATCAGAAGCGATAGACAATACTAATTTTGAGTTAGTGAAGAATAGAGTACTGGCTTTAGAACTTAAAACTGATAAAGACACTATATATAATGATAGTGAATTAAGGAATAGAGTTGAGGTATTAGAGAATAAACCTCCTGTAGACTTATCAAACTATGCAACTAAAGAAGAACTAAGAAATGTTAGTGGTAGTCAACCATTAGCTGACAACCTTGTTACTAAAGAGGAGCTAGAGAACAAACACTACATTTCTGATGTTAGTAATTTAGCTACTAAGGAAGAGTTACAAGAAGTAAGGAACAGTCAACCAACAGTTGACACTTCAAACCTTGTTACTAGAGATGAATTAACAGCTAAGAATTACCTTACAGAACATCAACCACTGGATAATCTAGTGACTAAGCAAGAGTTAGAAGAGAAACACTATTTAACAACACACCAAGATTTATCTGAATACGCTTTGAAGTCAGAATTATATAATGATACACCATTAAAAGAACGTGTAACGGCTCTTGAAAGCAAAGCCATTGAAGGTGGAGCTTATGACGATAAACCTATTAGAGATAGATTAGACGTGTTAGAAGCTAAACACGATAACGACACAATATACGACGATACAGAAGTAAAACGTAGACTTACTGAACTTGAAAGTAAGCCTGCTGTTGATACTTCTGTTTTTGTTACTGAAGAAAAGCTAAATAGTAAAGGATATCTTACTCAACATCAATCTTTAGAAAATGTAGTTACTAAAGATGAATTAGAGAACAAGCATTATCTAACAACACATCAAGATATTAGTAATTTAGCAACAAAAGAAGAGTTAGCTAATGTGGTGACTAAGGAAGAATTAAACAATAAACATTATGTGACTGAAGAAGAATTAAATAACAAAGCTTACTTAACTTCACATCAAGATTTATCAAACTATGCTTTAAAATCTGAAATACCTCAACCATATAACGACAGCCTACTAAATGAACGTGTTACAGCGTTAGAGAGTAAAGCAATTGAGGGCGGTGCATATAATGACACAGATTTAAGAAATCGTGTTATTAACCTTGAAAATAAACCACCTCTTGACACTTCAGAATTTGTTACTAATCAAGCGTTAGAGAGTAGGGGATATATTAAGGATGTTAGTAATTTAGTTACAAAGGATGAATTAGAAGGTAAGCATTATATTAGTGATATTAGCAATCTAGTTACTAAAGAAGAGCTAGAAAACAAAGGATATCTGACAACACACCAAAATTTAGATAATGTGGTTACTAAAGAAGAACTAAGCACTAAGGGATATATTACTGAAGAAGTGTTAAACGGTAAAAACTACCTAACAGAAGATGTGTTAAACACTAAAAATTATTTAACTCAACATCAAGATTTATCTAGTTTAGTTACTAAGCAAGAACTAGAGAATAAACATTTCTTAACAGAACACCAACCATTAACACATCTTGCTACTACTAGTGATTTAGAAGTGTTAAGAAATATTACTATTACTAAGTCGGAATTAAGTAAAAAGCTTGATACTACTGAATTTAATACTTTCAAAGATAGTGTTGTGACTAAAACTGAATTAGCTGAAGGACACTATTTAACGGAAACAGTAGCATCTGAAACTTATGCTAAGAAGTCAGAATTACCAACACCATACAATGATAGTGCATTAGTAAGTCGTGTTAGTGCTCTTGAAAGCAAAACTAATACTAATCAAACACTGCCAGCTAATCAATACGAAATTCACGGAACGGGAATGCCAAATGGTGTAGTAGAAGCTGAAATAGGAACAACTTATGTAGATAAAAATAAAACTAATGGTGCATTGAAATGGATTAAGACTACTGACGGTGGTAATACTGGATGGGAAGTTTTAATAGGAGATACTGGCTGGAGAACGTTAAATAGTGTCTCTAGAGTAGGCAACTCTTTCATTAAAATCAGACGAGTAAACAATCTTATTACTTATCAATTCGGAGGTCTTCAATGGGGTTGGTTTGGAGTAGGTAGACGAAATGGACCTGGATTTGTAAGACACAATAGCAGTGGAGACAAAGGGGCTAAACTTACTTATCCTAACGGTATTCCCGAAGGTTTCAGAAGCGAAAATTCGCTTGTAGGACCAACTTATGACGATAAGGGAAGACCTTATGGAATTTGGTATTTAGGCGGTAAATCTGACTTAAATTTCATTCAATTCACATTTAACGAAGAGATCCCAACAGATAAAGATATTGGCGATATTCGAGTAAGCGCAATCTCTTACTTAACAGAAGAACCATGGCCTACAACATTACCATAGAAAGGAGGTGAAATTCATGGAACAATTAGAAGTTTTAAAGCCGGCATTAGTATTTTTAATAGTAACACTTTTAGGAATGTTAGGTAAGTTTTTGAAAGAATCAAAATTCTTTCCTAATGAAATGATACCTAACTTTCTAGGACTGTTAGGTGGATTAATAGGAATTATTCTATTTAAGGATGCAACAGCTATCACACTTGGAGTTGGTACTGTTGGTATTCATCAAATTTACAGACAAACTGTAGGGAATAACTCTAAAATTGATAATTTGGAGAAATAATGATATAATCTAATTATCAATCCCCCCGTTCCTATACAGGCAGTTACGACTGACACGGGGGTTCTTTTTGTAGATATCAATGAAGAGTTGAGAAGAACGCAGAAGAGTTGAGAAGAACACAGAAGACTAGGTTTATATCTAGTCTTTTTTATATTAATTTAAAACGGAGGATAAATAAGATGACAGAAATTTATAGCGATTATTTTCAAAACGGAGTATTCTTTACTCCACCTAAAAACGATATACTAGGAGTAGTAATTCA